CTGCTCGAGCGCGGCTGGGGCAAGCCGCTGCAGACCGTCGAGTCCAACGTGACCATCAGCGGCGGCATCGATGCGCCGATCGTCCCACAATCCCTGGAGGAATGGCTTGCCAGACGGCACGCAGATCTCGACGCGATGGGCACCACAGCCGGGTCCGCAGCTCGACGCGATACGGGCGAGACCAGTCACTGAGCTGCTGTTCGGCGGCGCACGCGGCGGCGGGAAGTCGGATTTCCTCCTCGGTGACTTCTGCGCCTCGGCCGCTCAGGGCAGCGCCTGGCGCGGCGTCATCTTCCGCCAGTCCTACCCCGAACTCGAGGAAATCATCGGCCGCAGCCAGGCTATGGTGCCGCAGTGCTTTCCGGGTGCGGAATGGTTCAAACAGGAAAAGACCTGGCACATTCCAGGCGGGGCAACGCTACGCATGCGTAACCTCGAGACGGCTGAGGACGCGGCGAAATACCAGGGGCATTCCTATTCGTGGATCGGATGGGACGAGCTGTGCGCGTGGCCGGACGACCGGGCGTATCTGATGCTGACGGCGTGCCTGCGCTCGGCCGAGAACGTGCAGCACAAGCGCATACGGGCATCCGCCAACCCCGGCGGCCCCGGCCACAGCTGGGTCAAGGCGAGGTTCATAGACCCGGCACCGCATGGTTACGAGCCCATCACCGACGCCCAGACCGGCGTGGTGCGGGTGTTCATACCGTCCAGGGTGACGGACAATGTGATCCTGCTGCGCCGCGATCCTGGCTACGTCGATCGGCTGCGTGGGGTGGGATCGCCCGAGCTGGTGCGGGCGTGGCTCGAGGGCGACTGGTCGGCGGTGGTGGGAAGTTATTTCCCCGAGTTCGGCCTGCGCCACATCATCAAGCCGTTCCGCATTCCGGCGGCGTGGCTCCGCTTCCGCGCCCTCGACTGGGGCAGCGCCAGGCCGTTCTGCGTCCACTGGTATGCGATGAGCGACGGCACCGTGCCAGGCATCCCCACCGGCGCGATGGTGCTCTACCGCGAGTGGTATGGCGCCTCCGCGCCCAACGTGGGGCTGCGCCTCACCGCGGAACAAGTCGCGGACGGCATCCGCGAGCGCGAGATCGGCGATGAGCCCACGGCCTACGGTGTGGCCGATCCGGCCATATTCGCCAGCGATGGCGGGCCGTCGATCGCCGAACGGTTCCACAACCGCAAGGTGTATTTCCGCCCGGCCGACAACAAGCGGGTGGGCAAGCTCGGCCACGCCGCGGGCTGGGATCTGGTGCGGCAACGCCTCATCGGCGAGGACAGCATCCCGATGCTCTACGTGTTCAACACGGCGCGCGATCTAATCCGCACGCTGCCGGCACTGCAGCACGACAGCGCCCGGCCCGAGGATCTCGACAGCACCGCCGAGGATCATTGCGCCGACGTGCTGCGCTACGCCTGTGCGTCTCGGCCGTGGATCGCCAACCCGCCGGCGACCGAGAAGGAGTTGACCATGGATCTGCTGTTCGAAATGCGCGAACGCGAGAGGCGGTTCGGATGACACAGCCATTCACCCCTGGGCAGACGCAGGAGTTCGTGCTGGCCACCAGCAGCTCGAGCATCACGGTGAACGCCGATGCGCCGCAGATCTACGTGCTGTTCAACAGCGGGTCGTCCACCGCGCTGGCGTTCATCCGCATTGGCACCGGCGCGCAGACGGCCACGGCGAGCGACTTCGCGGTGCCGCCGAACATTCCGATGATCCTCACCAAGGGCGTGGGGGCGAACACGATTGCCGCCATGGGCAACGCGAGTGGGGCAGGCGGCCTGCTGTTCGTCACCACGGGAACGGGGTCATGAGCGGCCAGGCGGTCGAGCCGATGGTGACGCTGACGATGAGCCAGGGCGATTGGCAGTTGGTGATGCAGGTGTTGAGCCAGGCGCTGGCGCCGTATCACCGCCTCGGGGTGGTGATGCAGGGGATGCAGGCGCAGGCGGCGCGGGAGGCGGCGCGGGTGCAGCAGTCCGAGCAGGTCGAGGCGATCCAGCGTGGGCCGCAGGGGCCACTGCAGGGGCAGACGGGATCGCTGCAAGGGATGCAGCATGGGCAGGTGGGGCAGGCGTCTTTTGAAGACGCACACGCTAAGCAGACGGCTCGCCTAGCGCATGCCCATGGGGTGGTGTCATGAGCCTGCTCGCGTTCACCCCCTCTGCGGCTGTGATGGTGGCGCCTTCCACGACGCAGGGCACCGCGACGATCGGGGGCACCGGGCACTACCTGCGGATTTGCAACGCGGGCAGCGGCAACGCCTACATCGCGTTCTACGAGGTGGGGCAGTCGGTGCCGACCATCGTGGCCGCGCAGGCGATGCTGATACCGGCCGGGGCGATCGAGATCTTTAGCGTGGCCTCGGACACCACGCGGGTCGCATTCCTTGGCGATGCCACGGGCACGTCGCTGAACCTGACCAGGGGCGAGGGGCAATAGATGCTGCGCGCGGTTGCCAGGATTGGCGGCACGGGCGGCACCACGGGCCCGCAGGGTCCGGCTGGCCCGACTGGTCCGGCTGGGCCGCAGGGCATACCGGGTGCGGTGGCGCCGGCGGGGCTGAACTGGCGCGGGAACTACACGGCGACGAACACCTACGCGACCAACGACGTGGTGGATTACGGCTCGCCTGGCGGCAGCTATTGGGCGGTGCAGGCGGTGCCGACGAACACGCCGCCCTCGGGCACGACGGCGAGCACGGCCTACTGGGCGTTCCTGGCCGCGGTGGGGGCGCAAGGTCCGGTTGGGCCAGCAGGTCCGGCGGGGCCAGCGGGGCCGCAGGGTCCGCAGGGCATACCGGGCACGGGCGGGAGCGGGGGCGGGATCCCGGAGGCGCCGGGCGATGGGCAGACCTACGGCCGCAACGGGCTGGCGACGAACTGGGCGCCGGTGCTGCCGATAGCGGGCGGCACGATGACGGGGCTGATCGTGCTGGCGGCCAATGCGGCGGCGAACCTGCAGGCGGTGCCGCTGCAGCAGCTGAATAGCGCGGTGGCGGGGCTGTCGGGGACGTATCAGCCGCTGGACGGTGACCTAACGGCAATCGCGGCGCTGTCTACCACGGGCTATGCGAGCCGGACGGGCGCCAATACGTGGACGCTGAGCACGACGATACCGTGGGGCAGCATCAGCGGCGCGCCGGCAGGGGTAACGGTTGCGGCTACGGCGCCCGCCTTCAGTGCGGGATTGCTATGGTGGGACAGCACTGGGGGTCAGCTCTTTATCGGCTATGATGATGGTAATTCGCAACAATTTGTGATTGCGAACGCGCTTGCAATTCCCGCGATCACCTACGCCCAGCTACCGGCGGCGGTGCAAAGCGTGCCGATCTCGTTTCCGTTCGCGGGGAAGCCCGCCACCGGCGCCATCGTGAACGTGCCCATCTCCATGGCCATGACGATCCCGGCCGGCCTGGCAGGCACCACGGTGTTCGACAGCACGCAGGCGACCAGCAGCGCGGTGTTCACGGTGAACAAGATTGCGGGTGGAACGACCACCACGGCCCTCGGCACTGTGACCGTCACCAGCACCAGCCATACCAGCGCGACACTGGCAGGCGCGGGGGGATCACTGGCGGTCGGCGATACGCTCCAGATCGTGGCACCGACCCAGGACGCAACATTGGCCGACGTGTCGATAACCATCCTGGCGGCACGCGTCTGATGGGCACGCTGGTCTGGCTTGATGATTTCGAGAGCTACACGGCCGGGGCGATCGTCGCGCCGTGGACCAACAACGGAAATTCCCCGGTTGTCACGGCACAAGCGCATGGCGGCACCAAATCCCTGGCGGCTGGCACCGGCGGCGGCAACTCAGGCTGCTATCGGCCCATCGGCTCCAACCTGTCGCAGTGGTATGCCGATTTCTGGATGTATACCGTTAACGTCGCCAGCGGCGGCACCACAAATCAATACGTGTCGTTCTCGGCTGACTCTACGAATTCCGGCTTCGCGCCGTCTGTGAACGTCTCCTCAACTGGCGCCGGGCGAGCGGGTTTTTCCCAATCGACCGCCTGGTTCACATTCTCGGCCAGCACTGGCGCGTGGCATCATTACCTCTTTGAAGTGACCTCGGCGCTTGCGGGAACGGCAAAGCTCACCATGGACGGGACTGTTGTCGGCACCTATTCCGGCGACACGCGCGAACAGGTCCACCTGAACACCTATGTGCAATATGTTTTTGTCCAAGCGCAGGTGATCGGCCCCTCACCCCCCGCCGATTTCTATGTCGATGACCTCGGCATCTACAGCGGCGTCGTGGCCCCGGTTGGCGGCGCACAGGCCCGAGCCGTGGTGATGGCATGAAGATCGCGATGACCGGCGGATCGTATCTGGCGCACAGCGTCATTGCTAGCGCGCAACACAGGAGGTGGTCATGCCACCGCTAGATTTTCCCGCATCGCCTTCCGGCGGCCAGACCTACACCGGCCCTGGCGGCATCGTGTGGCAATGGGACGGGGCGAAGTGGGTAAACGGCAACACCCTGACGGCCTATGCCCCCATCGCGTCCCCAGCCTTTACCGGCAACCCAACCGCGCCCACGCCCGCAGCGGGCGATGCTGACACATCCGTTGCAACCACGGCGTTTGTTGCGGCTTCTTATGCGCCGCTGGCCAGCCCCGTATTCACAGGCGATCCCCAGGCACCGACGCCGGCAGCAGGCGACAGCGACACGTCCATTGCCACGACCGCCTTCGTCAGCGCTGCCGTGGCGACCTCGCTGCATGATGTCGGGCGCAACCTCATCCACAACAGCATGTTCAACATCGCCCAACGCGGCCGGGCCAGCATCGCCGTCACGCCGGTCAGCACAATCGTTTACACATCGGATCGCTGGGCCGGGATCATCCTCGCATCCGGCGATGTGCTGTCTGTGGTGAATACGGCACACAACGATGCAAACCGCGCGGCAATCGGCGACGAGGCGGCGCAATGGTTCGTGTCCTGCGGCTTCACTGGCGGTGCGAGCGCAGGCAACGGCGTCTTCTTCTTCCAGCGGATCGAGGATGTCAGCCGCATCGCGAACAAGACGGTGACCCTCTCGTTCTGGGCCAATGCGGGGACGGCGCTATCGATTGGCGTGAACCTGTCGCAGAATTTCGGCACCGGCGGCTCACCGTCCGCAACGGTCTTTGTGGGCGCCCAGGCGCGTGCACTCACCACCACGCTGACTCGCTATTCCATGACGTTCACTGTCCCCAGCATCGCGGGCAAGACGCTCGGCACCGCTGGCGATCACAACACACAGCTTGAACTCTGGTTCAGCGCCGGAAGCAGCAACGCGGCGCGCGCGGGTATTGGCGTGCAAACTGGCACCATCAACCTCTGGGGCGTCCAGCTTGAACTCGGCCCCACGGCCACGCCGCTGGAGAAGCTCGATCTGGTTACGCAATATCAACAGTGCCAGCGGTTTTTTCAGACCGGCGCTGCGGGAATGAACACCTACGGGGCAGCCGGAACGACTGCCGGTTACTATGTGCCGTTTGTCGTGCCGATGCGGGCCGTTCCGACGGTTGTCTTGTCGGGTCAAAGCTATATCAACGCCAGTGCAGCTGCCGCCTCCGTGATTTCATTTAGCTCTGCCGTGTTCGCTGCCACCGTGACTGCGCTTGGCCCTCTGGTATGGGCCACGGGCTTCACCGCCAGCGCGGATTTGTAACATGATCAGCACCCACGCCCCACATCCGCAAGGAGAGCGCCATGTGCTTTAGCTCCGCGTGGCTGGTGTCGATGCTGGTCTGGCTCGTCCTCGTCTGCGGCGTCGTCGCCATCCTCATGCTGCTCCTGCCAATCATCCTGGGCTGGCTGGGCTGGGCGGGCGACCTCGCCATGCGGGTGATCAGGATCGTGGTCGCGATGATCGTGATCATCTTCCTGATCTATTTCGTTGCCGATCTGGTGATGTGCATGAGCAGCGGGATGCCGAGGCTGCGGCCATGAGCGATTACCTGTTTATACAGCATCAACTGCCAATGAGCGCCGAGAAGCTGGCAGCCGTGCTTGACGATATCGTCCGTCGTCTCACGGAGTTGGAAGCCCGGTCGTATTTCTCGCCCAACGCGATCATGCATTCGCCAATCGCCGCTGCACAGTGGACGCACACGCAGCATCTCGTCTCACAATGGCGGCCGATCAGCGAGGCGCCCAAGGACGGCACATGGATACTCGGAACGAACGCCGACAAAATCCCATGCGTGGTGGGATGGGATGAAATCTACGGATGCTGGGGCACGCATTATCCGGGCTATGAGCGAAAGATGAAGTCGTTCGTGCCAACCCACTGGATGCCCTTGCCCGCGCCGCCGGGGAAGGAGGCGCCATGAGCGAACCCGAACCCTTCTGGACCGACCTGACCGACGCCGCGAAGATCGAGCGGCTGCGCCATACGCTTGGAACCTTGATCACGTGGCTGGAGCGTGAGCTGGGGCCGGCTGCCGCTTCCGCCTTGCTCAAGGTGCTCCACGAAGGCTCGCAGGTGGGGAAGGAGGCGCCATGAAGATCACCTACTGCGCCATCTACTACCTCCTCGTCGGTTCGATATGCGCCGCCCTGGCAACCGTTCTGAGGGCCATTTGATGTGGATGAGCTGCCGCCGCCCAAGCGCCCGACATGGCTCACCATCAGCGTGGCAGGTGCCGCCCTCTCCGTCGTGGGTTACGTTTTCCTCGTTGGTTCGGAAATAGGAACCATGCGCCAGCAAGCCAGCAACCATGAGATCAGGATCGTCGCTTTGGAAACCCATGGCAGCGGGCCCGTCCAGAGCAACGCGGCCAAGGTGGACGCGGTGATCGCTCGCGCCGATCGCATCCTTGAGGGGCTGCTGACGATGCAACAGAAGATGGCCGACTTGCAGGCGACCCAGCAGACCCAAGGCGTTGTGCTGCAGCGCCTGCAGGAAGACGTGGCCAAGCAGGCCAAGCAATAGGGGAATGCCAATGCCACTCGTCAAAGGCCCGGCCGCCAAGTCTCAGAAGGGCATCAGCACCAACATCAAGACCGAAATGGCTGCAGGCCGTCCGCCGAAGCAAAGCATCGCCATCGCACTCAATACCGCCCGGCAGTCCAACAAGGGGGCATCCCGCAAGAAATGAGTGACCGCAGCGCCGGTTCCGGCCGCGAAGGCCCCAAGGATTTCGGCACCGACCGCGAGGGAGTGGCCTCGAGGTGGCACGCCGAAATCGAAAAGGCCGAGAAGGAATGCGACGCCTGGTGGAAACGCGCGCGCAGCATCCTCTCCCGCTACCGCGCCGAAGGACCGGGCTGGCGCGTCAACGGCCAGGACGAATCGTTGGGTATGCGTATGAATATTTTGTGGAGTAATGTCCAGACGCTGGCGCCCGCGATCTATGCCGCCACCCCGCAGCCGGTGGTGCAACGCCGCTACGGTGATCAGGACGACGTGGGGCGTGTCGCCTCCACCATCCTGCAGCGCGCGATCTCCTACCAGCTCGAGCAGGGCGACTTCGACCAAGTGGCCAAGGAATGCGTGCTCGATAACCTGCTGGCGGGCCGCGGCACCGTGTGGATCAGATACGAGCCCCGCTTCAGCCCGGCGCCGCAGATGCCGATGCCGATGGCGCTGCCCGCCTCGCTGTCCGCCGCACTGGCGGGTGGGCCTAGTGGTCTGCCAGGCGGTGGGCCCGCTCCGCCCATGCCGCCTCTGCCGCCTCCAGGGCTGCCTCCGATTCCAGGAACGATGCTATCATCGCCATCCACTTCGTCTCTTTCGGCGGCTGGGATATCTCCGATTCCTCCGCCAGGCGCCTCGCCTTTGCTGGTGCATCCGGGTCAAGTTTCACCATCTGGCGCAGATAATCCCGCAATCGCAGGTAATCCTGCAATGGGTTCGATCCCGCAGTCTCCTGTTCCACCTTCGCCATCGCTTATCCCCCCTGGCCCGCCGGGAATGCCCCCTGGCGGCCCTCCTATAGCACCTGCGCCCGCACCTCCACCCATGCCGACCGCTCCTGTCCCGGCAATGGGCGGACCGCAAGGTGCGCTCGCGGGCATGCCGGGTGGTATCCTCGCTGGAATGCCACCCGGCGGCCTGCCCGGCAGCATGATGGACGGCATGCCCGGCGCCAAACGCACCCGCCCCGAGGACGGCGGCGTGCAGATCGGCGATGACGGCACCCAGGGCGAGCCCGACGAAATGATCGCCTGGGAGGAAGTCTGCATCGACCATGTGGCATGGGAGGACTGGCTGTCCTCGCCCGCCCGCACCTGGGCCGAGGCCCGCTGGATGCCCCCCGCCGTCAACATGACCCCCGATGAACTCGCGGCCCGCTTCGGCAAGCGCCTGGCCGAGGACGTGCCGCTCGACTGGCACCCGGACGATA